GAAGATACCCCCCCTACCCCCCGCAAGCGGGGGGCTGGCGAGCGCCACTTGATACCTGAAGATTGGACAGTTCCTGCGGTGGCGGACCTTCCTCCGCAGGCAAAATCCTGCGCTGAGCAGTGGTCTGCTTCAAGCTACGCAGCTCACGCCGAAGCCTTCCACGGGTACTGGCGATCCGAACGGAAAATGAAGGCTGACTGGCGCGGAACGTGGGCAAACCGCGTGGTTGCCCTTCACAGCCAGGTTATGCGGGACCAGAAATTCGGTAACGCCCCTCCGTCAGCTTCAGTCAACACCAGCACTGGCAAGACGTGGACCGCCGAAGAGCAGCGAGCCTATGTCGAGCATGTGGCGAAGAAGTTTGGGCGAATGAACCCCGACGCCACGCCGCCGGCTGACCGCATTGGCAAGCCTATCACGCTGGCAGCGCTCGCAGCGGCTCAAGTCGGAGGGCGTCACTGATGAGCCCGAACACAGGACAGCAGCCAGACACCGGAGAAGATCCGATCGATATCCAGTTCCGCAATGGCCAGATCAAGCGCGGCGTGAAGGCCGAGCAATACCGCTGGAACCCTTGGAACTGGGGCGAGAGCGATTGGGATATCGTCCGCTGGCAATACGCCACTGCCTCCGCTCCGCACAAGGACATGGCCGCATGACCCATCCCTACACCCTGGCATATCGAGAGAGGATCTAAACGATGGGATGGATTCTCATTGGCGTGATCGCGTTGCTGGTGATCACAGGCGCTCGCGTCATCGCGGACAAGTTCAATTCTGGCGGCAAATACTGATCGGAGGATTTATCATGGGGGGGCAAGAAGGTTGGTGCATCCTGCGCACGCGCGGCGCTAGCACGATGCGCCTTGCGTCGTCACTCAGAGACAGCGGTATATCCGCCTGGACGCCGATCGGCAGCATCACCAAGCGAAAGGGCAGGGCGCGCGATCGTGTCGATAGCCCGACGCCGATCATGCCTACATTCGTGTTCGCTAGGTCAAACCACATCGGCGAGCTGCAACGCCTGCGCACGTTGATACTCAGCCCGCACCCGGCATTCTCGATATTCCGTCACCTAAATCGCGTCCCGATCATCTCGGACAATGACATTCTCGGCTTGAGGCATGTAGAGGAAACCGCCGCGCTTGATCAGCGCAAACGGCAGCGCACAGTCGTTCCGATCGGCACTCGCGTGGACATCGCGGAGGGAGCCTTTGCCGGCATGTCTGGCATTGTTGAGCAGAGCGATGGCAAGTCAGCGCTCGTCGCGTTTGGGGGCAGTTTCAAGGTCACAATTGCCGCTTGGCTTTTGCCTCAAGATTTGCTAGAAGCGTGCGGGTCTAATTCGGACACCGCCGCTCAAGCGGCCTAGACTATCCCGCGTGGCCGAGCCACCGATGGTCGCACCTGCACACAGCGGGAGTGCGACTGCATTGATCAACAATACGGCATGGTCGCCTCCCCTTTCCGAACCCAGCCGGTTCCCGCCGCCCCTCCTTCCGTCGATGCACGATCAGCCAGGCGACGAGACAGTAGGGCGGCGGGTTTCATCAGCCGAAAGGCACTAAACTAGTGGCAATTGGTGTTAAGCCCCCGAACGCTGGCAAGGGTCGCCCCAAGGGCGTGCCCAATAAGACGACCGCCGCAATCAAGGATATGGTCCTTCAGGCGCTCGATAAGGCTGGTGGCGTCGATTACCTTGTTCAACAGTCGGAAGAGAACCCGACTGCCTTCATGACATTGGTTGGCAAGGTGCTGCCGCTTCAGATCACTGGCGATGGCGGCGGGCCAGTCGAAACGCGCAACGAAACCAAACTGAAAGTTGAGGGCTTGAGCAATGAGCAATTGCGCGCTCTCGCCAGTATCCCAGTTCCGACCGGATGACGTAATCGCTGCCCGCCGTGAGTTGGCGAGGCGGCGCGTCGATGATTTCGCGAGGATGGTGGAGATTCCCACTGTTCCGCTCAGCGAGGATGACGAAGAAGACCGGTTCGACACGCTTCGGATCGAGCGCATGGCATCGCATCATCAGGTGCTACTTGATGCGCTCCAAGACGTTGCGGACGGCGTAACGCCCAACCTCATGGTGTTCATGCCACCAGGGTCCGCCAAGTCCACATACGTTGATGTCGTGTTCGTGCCTTGGTTCATGGCGCGTAAGCCTAAGCAGAGCGTGATCCTGACTAGTTATGGTTCGGACCTGGCTAGAAAGCAGGGGCGCCGCGCTCGACAGCTCGTAAAGTCGAGGTCGTTTCAAGCGCTGTTCGATGCGCGATTATCATCTGAGAGCAGCGCCGCCGATGAGTGGAGCCTTTCGACGGGCTCAGACTACATGGCCGGCGGCATTCTCTCCGGAGTGACGGGCAATCGCGCTGACCTGTTGGTGATCGACGATCCGGTGAAGGGTCGGGAAGAAGCGGACAGCGACACGATCCGTAAGAAGACGCTTGAGGCATATCAGGACGATCTGACCACGCGCCTAAAGCCAGGCGGCCGACAGGTGATCATCCAGACGCGATGGAGTGAGGCCGATCTCTCCGGGTCGATTCTGCCGCCGACATGGGATGGTGAGAGCGGACTAATCGAGTGTCAGGACGGCAGGTTGTGGCGGGTGCTTCGTGTGCCAGCCATTGCCGATCGCTCGGATGATCCAATAGGACGCAAGATAGGCGAATACCTCTGGCCAGAATGGTTCACGGCAGAGCATTGGGCGCCGTTCAAGCGCAACCAGCGTACATGGTCCGCCCTCTATCAGCAGAAGCCATCGCCGGATGAGGGAACGTTCTTCCAACGGGCATGGCTCACTGAATGGGACAAGAAGCCCGAGCATTTGCGCATCTACGGCACCAGCGATTACGCGGTGACGGATGGCGGGGGCGACTACACGGTTCATCGGATCTGGGGTGTTGACGAGAAGGACGCACTCTATCGCCTGGATGGCTGGAGGGGCCAGACGGCGGCAGATGAGTGGATCGAGCGCAAGATAGACCTGATCGCCAAGTACAAGCCGCTAGCGTGGTTCGGCGAGGCAGGGGTGATTGAGAAAGCGGTGAAGCCGATGCTCTTGCGCCGTATGCGTGAGAGACAGGTTCATTGCCGGTTGGAATGGCTGCCGTCGATCCACGACAAGGCAACGCGGGCTCGCGGATTTCAGGCCAGAGCATCGATGGGCATGGTGTTTGTGGAGCCCGGCGCGGACGTAGCTGAATTCCTGGCGTTCCCTGCTGGTAAGCATGACGATGAGGTTGACGCGGCAAGCATCATAGGCCGCGCTCTAGACCAAGTTCACGCGGCCATCGTTCCTGTGAAGGACGTGAGCCGCAATCCCAACGACAGCTTCAGGCGCAACACAGGAGGCGGGACCGGATGGAAAACCCTGTAACCGCTTCTGGATCGCAGCCCGACAACGCACAGGTGATGCAGAACGGCGACACGCAGGCGCCCGACCTCGCCAAATACAAGCGCATGTTCACCGAAGCGCAGACGATAACCGAACAGGCGCGCATCGAAAGCCAGACGGACGACGACTATTTCAACGGCTATCAGCTAACTGCTGAGGAACGCCGTGTGTTGCAGGAGCGCCGCCAGCCGGACGCTATCTTCAACCGCGTGCGTCCCGCGGTGCTTGGATCGCTGGGTGTCATCAAGCAGGGCAAGACCAGCCCGAGGGCATACGCCCGCAACCCCGATGACGAGCAGTCAAGCGACGTTGCATCGAAGGTGCTGCGGTTCATCGCCGATGAAAGTAACTTTCATGCTGTTCGCATCGATGCCGCGCAGAACTATCTAGTGCAGGGCACATGCGCGGTCATTGTCGAGCCCAATGAGGATGGGCGCATTGAGATCGTCCAGGGGCGTTGGGAAGAGTTCTTCTACGATCCCCGCGCACGTCGTCAGGACTTCGGAGACGCTCGCTACCTGGGCTTTGCCAAGTGGATGTACGCCGACGATCTGGAGGCCGCGCATCCCGACCTGAAGGGGCAGATACAAGTCGGCGTTGACGCCGCCATGACCCAGATGGGCATGACGTTCGCCGATCGCCCAGGCAACAGCGCTATAACGTGGATCGATCCCCGTCGCCGTCGCGTGCTGGTGGTGGAGATGTACCACCGTGAGGGCGCCAACTGGTATCGCTGCACGTTCTACGGCAACGGCATCATCTCAGCAGAGCTTTCGCCATACAAGGACCCTAAGGGCCGGCCTGTGTGCCCGATCGTGGCGCAGTCGTGCTTCATTGACCGCGAGAACAACCGTTACGGCATCGTTCGCGACATGCGCGGGCCTCAGGACGAGATCAACAAGCGCCGCGCAAAGCTGCTGCACCTGTTGAACAGCCGGCAGCTCATGACAGCGGTTGAGGGGTTCGATGCATCCGCCGAAGTCGCCCGCAAGGAAGCTGCCCGCCCGGATGGTGTAATCCCTTATGGGTTCGAAGCATCGCCCACGGTCGACATGTCGACGGGGCAGTTCAACTTGCTCGGTATCTCGACGGCAGAGATCGAGCGCATGGGGCCGAATCCCGCCGTTCTGGGTCGGTCTGGCGAGGATCAATCGGGTAGGGCGCAGCTGGTGCGCCAACAGGCCGGCATGACCGAGCTAGCCGTTG